GGGGTTTTCCGGGAAATGTTGGGGTGTGTTTTTGGGGGGGGGGGGGGAGGCCATGAGCTGTGATTTTCTTCCTACCGATGCGCCTGGACCGCATTACCAAGGCGACGTGCGCGACGTGCTGGATTACCCTTGGGACTTGATGATTGCGCATCCACCATGCACCGACCTATCTGTCAGCGGTGCGCGACACTTTGAAGGCAAGCGTTTGGTCGGTCGCCAGCAGGCCAGCGCCTCATTTTTTATGATGCTGGCAAAGTGCGACATTCCGCGCATTGCAATCGAGAATCCGATCTGCATCATGTCGAGCCTATGGCGCAAGCCTGACCAGATCATCCAGCCTTGGCAGTTTGGGCATGGCGAGACGAAGGCCACCAGTCTGTGGCTCAAGAACCTGCCATTGCTCAAGCCGACCAACATTGTTGAAGGCCGAGAGCAACGCATTCACAAGATGCCACCCAACGCAGACCGCTGGAAACTGCGCAGCGAGACGTTTTCAGGCATTGCGCAGGCAATGGCAGATCAATGGGGGAAGTTGCCATGCTGAGAGACTATCAACAGCGCACCATCGACCAGCTCTATGCCTGGTTCGAGGCTGGCAACCAAGGCAATCCCTGCCTGGTGCTGCCCACGGGTTCCGGCAAGTCGCACATCGTGGCTGCCCTGTGCAAGGATGCCTTGCAGAACTGGCCAGAAACTCGGGTGCTGATGCTGACGCATGTGAAGGAGCTGATCGAGCAGAACGCTGAGAAGATGCGCCAGCATTGGCCTGGCGCGCCGCTTGGTATCTACAGCGCCAGCATTGGCCGCAAAGACCTGGGCGAGCCGATCACGTTTGCAGGCATCCAGTCGGTGCGCAGCAAGGCGCGCGACCTTGGCCACGTCGATCTGGTCATTATTGACGAGTGCCACCTGGTCAACCATCAGAACGAGGGAGGCTACCGCAAGCTGCTGGGCGACCTGCTGGCCATCAATCAGAACCTGCGGGTGGTGGGCCTGACTGCTACGCCGTACCGCTTAGGGCATGGCCTGATTACTGACAAGCCTGCGCTGTTTGATGCCCTGCTGGAGCCGGTCAGCATTGAAGAGCTGATATTCAAAGGCTACCTGGCTACGCTGCGCTCCAAGGTGACGAAGGCCAAGCTGGACACCTCGGGGGTGCATAAGCGCGGGGGCGAGTTTATCGAATCCGAGCTGCAGGCCGCCGTAGACACCGACGACCAGAACCAAAAAGTTGTGCGCGAAGTGATAAATCTTTCTGTAGAAAGAAAAGCATGGCTTGTTTTCTGTACTGGCGTGAAGCATGCTCAGCACGTTGCCGAGGTTCTGTGCCAGCACGGGGTGGCCGCTGAGTGCGTGACGGGCGAGACGCCAAAGAAAGAGCGCGAGCGAATGCTGGCCGACTTCAAGGCTGGGCGCCTGCGTGCGCTGACAAACGCCAATGTGCTGACCACCGGCTTTGATTACCCTGACATCGACGTGATTGCCATGCTGCGCCCGACCATGAGCGCCAGCCTGTACGTGCAGATGGCTGGCCGAGGCATGCGGGTGAAGTCGCACATAGATCACTGCCTAGTGCTGGACTTTGCCGGAGTGGTTGCCACCCACGGGCCGATCACCGCTGTGCAGCCGCCCAAGAAGGGAGGCGATGGCAATGGCGAGGCGCCGGTCAAGGTCTGCGATTCCTGTGGGGAGCTGGTGCATATCTCGGCAACGCTTTGCCCTGCCTGCGGTGCGCCGTTTCCCGAGCCGGTCAAGAAGAAGCTGTCGCTGCGAGATGATGACATCATGGGCCTAGAAGGCAAAGACCTGGACGTGACGAGCTGGAACTGGCGCATCCATACCAGCAGGGCCAGTGGCAAGATGATGCTGTCGGTGACGTATTACGGCAGCCTGAGCGATAAGCCGATCACTGAATACTTGCCAGTGCTGCACGACGGCTATGCAGGCCAGATGGCCATGCAGAAGCTGTTTACGATGGCCTCATCGTCTGGGGCTGATCTGTCCGAGGCGTCGCACATTGGGGGCGAGGAGGGGCTTGACTACATCAGCGTGCAGATGAGCAATTCCATTCCGCCCAGGGCGATCGAGTACCGCCTGGACGGGAATTTTTTTCGAGTAATAAAAAGGAGCTGGACATGAGACACGCCGAACCTGATCTGATAACGGACTACAAGCGCTTGATTGCCTTCGGGCCACCGAAGTGCTGCCATACCTGTGAGTTCTACGATGTAAAGGGCACGTGCGTTGTTTTCTTTATGGAGCCGCCCGAAGACTTTGCAGCCACGCCAGGGGAGTGCGCCGACTGGGAAGGGGTAATCCCATTTTGACCGCCGACCGCATACCCACCGAGCATGAAGAGCAGCGCGAGCTGGTGCGCTGGTTTCGCCAGACCTGGCCAGGCGTGCGCATCTTTGCCATTCCGAACGGTGGCGCTCGCAGTCCGGCCACCGCTGGCCGACTGAAGGCCGAGGGGGTAAGCAGTGGCGTGCCCGACCTGTTTATCCCTGCCTGGGGGCTTTGGGTGGAGATGAAGCGCACCAAAGGTGGCAGCCTCAGTGCCGAGCAGAAAGACTGGATTGCGTATCTTGAAAGTGTTAAATTCTGTTGTATAGTGGGAAAAGGTGCTGGAGATGCCAAGGGCAAACTTCAGGCCTTTTTTGACGAACACAAAGGAAATTTATGAACGAGAAGATCAAAGACCGCTACATGACCATCCGGCTGCCTGCCGAGGTGGAGCGTGAGCTGCGCAAGATGGCCGAGCACAGCACGCGCACGCTGGCCGCTCAGATATTGCACTACGTCAAGCTGGGCCTGTCGAGTGAGTCGCAAGCAAAGTAAAAGACGGGCGCAAGCCCGTCCCAAGAACTACAGCATCATGGACGAGATGATGGCCAGCTCAAACGAGCCGCTGCCGCTTGAGTACCGCCGTTACCAGCTCACGCGGATGTACCAAGGCCTGCACGCAATGGAGCAGGCGCCAGCGCCCACCACGGACGATTGGCGGGTGGTCAGCGACGCGGTGAACCTGATGGAAACCTTGGTGGCCGAGATGAAGGTCTGCGAGGATTCCAGCGGTCTGCTGATGGACGCCATTACCGCCCTGGCGCTCGCTGGCAAGCGAAACATGGCCGGTGGTGCCATCCGCATGGACGGGGCTGGAATTCAGGCTGTACGGGCCATCCTGAGCGACTATGCCGACTTGCTGGATGTCCTGCCTGCGCGCACAATGATTCGGTGTCACCGCCTGACCGAAAAGCGCCTGCACGAGCTGCTCGACGGCAAGCGCAAACCGCACGACGTGGAGATTACATCGCTCTAGGGGTTTGTCCCTATGCAAATAAGTGGGACATTGTGGGAATGCGTGATATAGTAGAGCCATCATCAACCAACCAGCTAGGAGCTGACCGAAATGAAAAACTACACCGCTTACATCACATCTGATCTTTTTGACGCAGGTCGTACCGAAGACGGTACTCCTTTTATCGCTGAAATCTTTTACGTCGTAATGGAAAACGCAGCAGGTCGCCGCTTCCGTCACGATGCCACATTTAGCGGCGTTGAAGTTTTGGTTGACGAGTACGAAGGAGGTACTTATTTTGCAGATCGCCGCGAAGAAGCGACAGCCAAAGCAGAGCGCCTGGCCGCCCGTGTTAACGCCGCCATCAAAGCAGGTCGAGGTGTTGATCTGGCTCTTTGGGACGAAGTTGATCCAGCTTATGGCTCTGATGAGTACATCGGTCAAGGTACAGAAGCTAAACGCGCATACGCAGATCGTTTCGCAGCATAAAAACCCACGGGGCCACGGCCCCACTTTTTAGGAGATCAAAATGGAAAACATCATTATTCACACTGAGGACGGAATCCGCATAAGTGTTTCGGAATGGGACGTGGACGGAGTTTGGTTGCACCTGTCCAGCACCAGGGGGACAAACCATGCGGCTCTTACCCGTGACGAGGCGCAGGAGTTGTTCCAGGCCTTGCTGACCGTACTGGATGCCGAGGTGGCAGCATGAAGCCCTCACACTACACCACGCCACGCAATTACGCCGACTGCACCTGGGTGCAAAGTTATGGCCGCAAGGCCTCTGTCTGGCCTGGCTATGCCCTGGCATTTGCTATTGGCGTTGGCCTGGCCGCGCTGCTCGTCGCATGGTGGTCATCATGAACGCCTGCACTGGGAACTGTGACCAAGGCAGGCGCTGTACCTGCGGCCTGAAGGAGCGTGACCTGTTCTGGGACGTAATGGAGGGTACGGTTACGCTGTGCGCCATTATTGGCACCATTGTTGTCGTGTGCTTTGCATTTGGCTTTTACTGGTACACGCCATGAACTCGATTTGGCCTAAACGTATCCGCGCAATCCTTCGTAAAGAAGAAGACGGCTGTACCGTTGCCGAACTCTCCGACCGCCTAGCAGCCCAAAAAAGTTCCATTGCGGCTGCGCTTGCTGTAATGCCAGACACCTATGTAGATCGGTGGACTGAGGCGGGTCAGAGCCGACCCTATCAGGCTATCTGGTGCGTAGTTGTTCCACCAGAAGATTGCCCTAAACCTGAGAGGAGAACACATGAAAAAGTGCATCAAATGCGGTAGCCATGCCTTTAATCTTTACATGGAAAATATTGACCAAGGTGACTTGTGTGATGTGCATTACTGGCAAGACAGAGCGAACAGAGCAGAAGCACAGCCAGCGCAGGAGCCGGACGAGCTGACCATTGCTTACATGAGCGGGCTTTACGACGGAAAGAAAAAGCGCCCGTTGGTAGGGCTGACGGATGATAAGCTGGCCGACCTTTGGTACAAAGAGTCGCTTGATTGGATGGAGTTTGCCCGCGCCCATGAAGACGCATTAAGGAGTAAAAACGCATGAACGAGCGAGACATAACAGACATGGCTTGTGAAGCAGGCTTTGAAACGATGATCACTAAAGGAAAAATCCACGGCTTTGACCGAGATGGCGATTACACCGAAGAACTCAAATCCTTTGCCGCCCTCATCCGCGCAGACGAGCGCGAGGCTTGCGCAAAGGTTTGTGAAAGCTATCTCAGCGAAAGCCCCCACTCATGGGGCGGTACAACGATGGCTGCTGCCATCCGAGCAAGGGGACAAGCATGACCTATTGGATTTGGTGGCACTTTATGAATTTTCTTGGCTACCGCAGGGTGTTATATCAACCAAGCAACAAAGGGTTACACATGGCAGATTTTTACGCATGGGAGTATGCACCTAGTCTTGAAAAGCGTGATCACACCGAGCGAGATTTCCCGTTTTATATGTTTTGGGGGAAGTGAAGCATGACCGAGCAGCGCTACTTTTCCGGTGGGCAGGAATTCCTGTACCCCCATGCGGGTGACCCCAAGCCGCCTAGTAATACCAAGGTGCTTTTGCTATCCAAGGGTGGTATCTGCACAGTAGGGTACTGGGGCGCTACATGGTGCATTGGCTGGTTGCCGCTGCCTAAAAGAAACATGGAGAAAGAAGATGAGCGACATACCTAACTTCGCCGCTTGGTCTAACGCAAACTTGGCTAAGTTTGCCAAGGATGCCTACCTGCGGATGCAGGCCCAGCAAGAGGCCATTGAGCAGCTTCAAGGCGACTTTAAAGACGCTATGGTTGAGTTACGCAAACGCCCGAGTGCCAGCTTTGTCGATAACAAGAGCTTGGCGCCTAGGCTTTAAGTCTGGCGAGTTGGGTACGCTGATGTGAGTCCAAGCGTCGAACTCACGGATGATCTGATCAAACGGCAGATTGGCAGCAATCACAGCACGGACAACGGCATCTGGGGTCATGCCTGGCACTCGGAGGTCTGCCGCGCAGCCAAGGCGGTGCTGAGAGGTGTCCTTGGAACCAACGGCGTCATTGACCTGCTTAGATCGGAACGCAGAGTTGACCATGATGGGCTTACCTCCGAGGGCAGACTTGACCTGCTCCAAGAACTCAGCCAAGCGTTGAAGGTTTGCCTGCTCTGCTTCATTGGGTGTATTGTCCAGCGTCCGGTGGTTGGTGTGGGTCAGTTCTTCAAGGGTGAAGTGTTCACTTAGATGAGTCATTATTGCTTCCAATCTTGATGCCGGTAATTAGCCCGATAAAACCGCCGATGATTGTCTGAAAGGCTGGGCCAACAATTTCAAACAATTTGTTGTTGTCAACCTTTTCGTCGAAGAACCCAAGCACAAAAACCGACACCATTGCCATCACTGTAGCCGCCAGCGTGAAGCAAGCAACCATTGTCACCCAGTTTGACAATTGCTCTTTGCTCATTTTCTACTTCGCATATCGGCCAGTTTCTCAACTGTGCGGCCACCAAAATACGCCAAGAAAATGATCTGCCCCCACTGGCCGAGAAGCTGGACGTAGGATTCTTGGGCGTTGTAGCCAAAGGCTGACATCATGGTGAACACAAAATAAGCTACGAAAATGGCTATAAGGGCCATTGGCCGGATGTTTTTGGATAGCCAAGAGTCTGACCCCATGTCGGCTGTCCAGCGCTCTGTGATGGCCGTCTGCTCTACTTCGTAGAGTTTGGTCTCGTTGGCCATCTTGGCCAGCTCGCCGTCTTGGGCCATCTTGGCCAGGTCCATCTGGGCTTTGGCCTTGGCCTCTGGGTCTGGAATGAGCTTGTCGATCAGCTTGTTGCCGATGCCAAGGATTGAGTCAAGTAGCATGATTACCTCCGCATGAAATCAACATATTGCGCAGTTCCCCACGCGACTAGGGTAAGCAGGCCAGCAATAGCTATCAGCAGCAGCACCAGCTCGATGACCTCTTCAATCTCTTTCTTGCGCTTTGCCTTGGCTTTCTCCACTGCGATCTCCTCGGCTTTGCGTTTAGCAACAAGGGCGTTGCGCTCGATCATTATCGCCTGCCAGACATCAGCATTGCCTGTCCAGATCATGTGCTGCTTCAACTCGTTCTCGGCGTCCTGCAACTGCTTAGCGTGCATCACCGTCTCAAACGCCTTGGCTGTGTCGGACTGGCCGAACGTGCTCTTCTTGGGGTCTGCTGCCGCCTTGGCTACAACGTCCTTGGCCTCAAAGAACTTCATCAAGTCACCGCTTATGCCCTGTAAGTCCTTGCCCATTTTGATGGCGGCTTGAACTCCTTTGATAGCTGCCTGCGCAGCCGCAAAAGCGGTGATTGGGTCGATCATTTTGTTTGCTTCTCGCCGAGCGTGCTCATCTCAGTGCTTCCAGATGCTGATGAAATAACCGACCACGACAGAAACACCGGAAACGACAGTCATGCCGAACCACAGACCGCCTTTGCCTTTGTTAGCCAGGGCGAGCAGCTCCTCGACGTTGCGCTCCATCTTGTCAACCTTCTTGTCCATGTCCTGGACCTTCTGCCAAAGCAC